AGATGGAAAACTCTGGCCATAACGCAAAGCATTGCGAAACCCGATCGGAAACTGATCCGACGTCCGTTGCCTGGCAACGAGTCCGCCGAACCGTTGAGGCGTTCCATAACGCCTCTCTCCCCAATCACTACCTCCCTCACTCCGCCCCCTCCAAAGCCGACTGCGTTGACGGTCTCTCCTTTTTATCAACGCGTCCTTTCCCTACCAAGTTGGAAGTCTCCTGTGCGGCCACCATTTTCCAGTTCCGAAAGGTTCTGGTGGGTGACAGTAGTAAGACCGCTAAGAGACGTGCGTGGGAGGCTTATAAGGCCAAGCTCTCACCACATCCAACTTCCCCCACCCCCGGTTTTGTCTACTCCGCAAGGCAGACCGTCCGAAATCTCCTTCCACGAAATTGGGCTCGCACTTATTTTTCTGAGTGCTTGCTTGCGGTACCTTCCCTGAAGTCGTCTATTGACGCGACTCCGGGGAACCCCCTCTACTCGCGGGAAGATTTCCTGCGTGTTACCGTCCGCGGGGAGGAGGTCCCAGCAATCTGGGACCTCTTTCGATTCCCCGACAACCCTCGTGAGTTCAAAGCTCTCACTGATGATGGCAAGTTGCGCCTCATCACAAAAGCGACCTCAGCGGCCTTGGTTCTTCGGCCGCTTCATACAGCGCTTTATTCAGCGCTAGTACGAACGGGAGCCGTCTTACGTGGACCCGCCACCTCCGCGTCCCTTGACGGAATGACCCCTTTGAAGGGGGAGGAGTTTTGCTCCGCCGATTACAAGGCGTCTACCGAGAATTTTATCGGTAGTAACTCCCTCCACCTCCTTTCCGTGTTACGCGACTCCCCGGGCGGCTCGGTTGTGCCGCCGGTTGTCTGGGAAGCCGCCATCCGGTTTATGGGTCCCGCCTTAACCCAACTCCTTTCTCCTGATGGAGAGGTCCTCGATCAATTTGTCGCCCGTACGGGTCAACGTATGGGCGACCTCCTCTCCTTCCCTCTTCTCTGCCTCACGAACCTCGTCGGCCTGGTCCGAGGACTGGGCTGGCGTCGGACGAGGGGTTTGGCCGATTCCGGATTGCTCAAGATAAACGGGGACGATCTTGCCTTCCGGTCTACCCCCAGCGAAATAGATCGCTGGCAGACTACCCTTCCCGAGTGCGGCCTTGTGCTAGAGCCTTCTAAGACTCTTCGGCACCCCCGTGTCGTCACTCTCAACTCTACCTTTTTCCTTGCGCGACGCCGTCGGCGACCATCTTTAATTTGGTTCGCCCGTGGAAGCGCTTTCATCGTCCCCCGGCCCAATTCCTCCTCACCCGACTTCTTCTCTCGTCTCCGCGGCCGGCTTCCTAAACTTATCGGCGCTCAGGTAGATAACTACCGAGACTTCCCCGCCGATTATCGCTCTAGGGCGTTACCGGTTGCTCTTCAGTCATTTTCTTGGCTGCTGAAGCATACCC